CCTTGAGTTATAATACTGCTGTTTTTTAAATCAGCATTCCAGTCTATTTGCTGGTATATCTTAGTTAGGTTAAACAAAGAAGATTTAGCTTCATCTCTGAAAGCATGTTCTTCAGTTCTTGGAAACTGACGATAAAATTCATTTAAACCGTCTTGATCTTCTTTTAAACCATTTACTTCATTTTGCCAATACTCTATTACACCTATTTTTATTTTTGTGCCATGAGGGTCTTCAACTGGTTCTTTTGGCGTGTTGAATACAGGTACGCCATAAGCATCAATGTATCCTTCGTAGTTCCATTCCATAGGTATGAACAAACTATATAGTCCCGAGCTAGTCTGTCCATTGGCGTTTCTTTTTGTAACATCTGAACTATTATATAATTTTTTAAAATTATCTCCTCCTTTATCTAAAGCATTTGATGTACTTCCCATCATACACTTTCCAATAACTTTACTACCTAGTCTAAGTGTTGTTTTTGTAACACGCCAATTATTAAGAATATTATTTGGTCTCTCCCATTTACCACTTTCATCGTGTACTAGTAACTTAAGTTTTTCACCATCATAACTGTTGTCTCCTGTGTTTTTCCAATCAATTGTGGTGTCAAGACCGGTAATTTCTTTAAGTGTTTCGTTGGAGTCAAGCTTTCTACGAGTGAATTTAGAAGCAGGTACTCTGTACGCAAGTTCTGTTTTTGGCCTATCCATACCATCTTGGATTGGTTTGAAGAAGAACGGGTAATTAACGGATATAGGTACAACCTTGTCGGTGAACATTTTTTTTGCATCGGGGCCAGATTTGGACAAAATCCCAAACCGTGAATCCGTTGATATTGTCGCCATGTTGACACATTCTCCAGAGGCCATGAATGAAAATCCAGAACGTCTGTTCTTGAGGTAGCACATACCATAAGACCTGGCATCAGCTTTACATGCTTCCCAGAAGATGTAGAATAATCTATTTGCTTCTCTAAAATCTGGTTTCCCAACATCAATCTTGGACCACTGCAGGTACATGTAATGAGTACCAGTAATATAGGTAGAAACATTTTTGTTATAAAACCAAAAACCTTCTTCTCTATAACCAAACTCTTTATCAATGTACTCATACCACTCTTCTTTAAAATCAACTGGATATTCTTCCCAATCAAATATTGTCTTTATTTTACTTAAAGCTTTTGGAAGTTGAATTCTTTCAAATGTTCTTGAATCAAACTTAGTAACTTCTTTTTTCTTAGGTAAAGCTATTTTAAGATTTTGTATCTCGTATATTTCACCTATTTCCCCTGTTTTACTTATAACTACTATATCGTATTCTTCGTTATAACCGTAATCCCATTTCTTATATTTATTCTTGTGATTTAACGTCTTAGAATCTATATAGTTTTTTAAAACTTTATACAGTGATTGATCGTACATTATTTTGATCTACCTTCAGCAAAACCCTTAAAAGCTTTTTCTTCTTTAACTTCTTTTGGTTTTTCGTTTAATAAATCTTCTTCTTCTTGTATTCTGTTTAATATTTCAAAAGCATCGAATATAGCTAGTTTTTTTGTAGCTGCTGCGTTTTTAAGTCTGTCAGCTGATATATCATCATCTGAATCTACTATAGGTTCTTTTGCAACCTTAATTAATTCCTCAACTGCAACTTGCCCAGCTTGGATTATATTCAACTTCGTTTCCTTCGTTTTCATACTTTATAACAATATCATTTGATTTCATACAATATAAGCGCTCATCATCTACAATAAAATCATACTCACCGTAAGGTGTATAACCTAAAGTGTCGCCCTCGTTTATTCCTAGCGCTTCTAATGAACTATTACCTATTTTTAATATACCAATAAGCTTTTGCTCTTTAGCAACTTCTAGCCCGTCTTTTATCTTTAACGGTTTTATGAAACATCTATTGTTTATAGAGTTCCATTTGTTATCTTTTTTATAAAGATACACTTGATCTAAAGCACAAAAATACATACCATCTATAAAACAAGATCTACTTTTCTTTTTAACACCTTTCATATCGTAAAACGTACGAAAAACATTATGATGAATTACTATTAAATCACCTTTTTTTATAGGAGTTTTATAAGCGGTTGGAACTTCAATAACCTTAGCTATATTGTTCACAAACTTAAAACTTTCTATCTTAGTGTTAAGTATTATTTTTTTATCTCCAACAGCAACCTCATTATCATATTCATTTCCAAAAGGTTTAACTATGAAGTCATATAAACTTTTCATTAATACTCTAAATCGTATTCAACTGATATTGCCATGTTAGAATTAAATTTTTTCCATGGCAATATGTCGTTGTTTTTTTTAATATGTATATTATAAGATTTATCAGAATCATCTAGCAATATATGCGATATTTCATGTCCACCATATACTTGTTGCCCTACTGAATAATGCATAGCATCATTTTTGTAGTCAGATCCAATGCTGATCTTTCTAATATTATTTGTCATCTTCTTTTTCGATTTCAGTATAACTACCGTCTTCTAAATTTACGTTGACTTGACCATATTCATCTTCTAGTTCTTTTTTAACAGCCTCTAGAGATTTATTGTTATCTGCTAATTGAACTAAAACACCTTGTTTTTGTGCTTCTAAAACACCAATTGTTCTCAGCATTTCATTTTGCTGTTTAGTGATCTCTACAATTTTCTTTAACTCTTCGTCTTTGATTTTCTTTACTTTGCTCATAATTTTATTTAATTTAATTATTTTTTTACTTTAGTGTAAAATATTATCATATTTGAATCTCCTCTAAACCTTCTATGTAAAGTGTTTGGGCCATTTAAAACATACGTCGATTCAACCGTATGTCCGTTTACTTTATTTGTGTGAGTTGTTATAACTTTGTACCTATCTTGAAACTTTATTTTCTCTACTAAAACCATGTTTTCTTTATAACTAACATTATGAATAGTTTTAACTCTATCAAGTTCGTTATGATCACCAACCGTTATAATACAATTGTAAGAAGTGTCACTTGATTCCCATTCACCCTCTAGTAATAATGTTTCAGTTTGTGCACTTGAAAAGCTACTAAATAACACAAACAATATTAATATTGTTTTTTTCATTTAATTTGATTTAATTTAATTAATACTCTTACTATTTATTATTACTTATAGATTTGAATTTTTCCACGCCTCGTGATCCAAAATAAGCTATATAAACAGTTGTAAGTAACTGTTTTAATAATGCAATCCACTCTTGCTCTACCGTAAAAGATATTTCATGATGACTATCAACCCATATAAGAGCTATAGCCATAAACGATAAAAATATTAAAGCCATAGGTCGTGTGTTTTTAGAAAGCCATGAATCTGATTTCATGTCACTTTCCCAACGCCTTGTTATTTGACTCTCTGCCTCTGAATTAGCTTTATCCATTATTTCTTGGATTTGCTTTTTAATTAGCAGTTTTTCTTCTTCTGTAGTAGTGAGCTTATCGATGACGTTACCAACTTCTTTGATAACGCCACCCGTAAGCCATTGAATTATTTTTTTCAACTTTTTTAAGTATTATTTTGGAATTGGAATATATAACGGTGATGTTCTTTTAAATGTTGCTCTTTCGTTAGGTAACATCACTGTCCTTGAATTGTCTACCTTTCCATTAGTCGTCCAATATTTGTTTACTGGAACATCGCTGTCTCCACGCTGTATGGATCCTTTATATTGATCATGAGTCCCGGCAGTCCTTTTTACTGTAGGTATACCTGAATTAGTTCTAATTTTGTTTGCAGCTATATTTCCCTGGTTAGCAGAGTGACGTTCAATACTCTCTAACGTTTGTGGCGTTAGATTATTAGAGTTAGCACTCAGCAACTTGCTAAAAGTTCTATTATTCACTGCAGTAGAATCTGCTACCGCCCCCATTTCAGACGCATACCTTTGCATGTTCAATTGACCAACAAGACTTTGCTTTTGAGATAAACCCTCTCTTTTTATTTGGTTTTTTGAAGTTTGATTTTCATCTAAAGTATTAGTTGTATTCGTAATAGCCGGCGGTGTTACTTCTGGTTTTTTGTCCGATGCTAAGTTTGTATTGTAAGACTTACCATTGAAATTAAACGTACTAACTCCACTTTTTCTTGCTTCTCCAAATGCTTTGCTAAACTCTGGTGATCCACTTTTTCTTTCACCTGTTGGGTTTGGAGTAGGAACATTTGATTTTGTTGTTACTGATTGCGTTAGTTTAGCTCCAGTTTCGTCATCAGCTGAAAAATTAGCGCTAGAACCACTTACTGGATCATGCTTATGTCCTGCTGATCCACCGTGTCCTGCATCAGCAGCTCCATGCTTCATGTATTTAGAAGCACCAAAGCTCATTATATCTGCTACTTTAGCAGCACCTTTTGAATATCCACTAACTCTAGCAGCTCCAAAAGATTGATTGTACCCCATTTTAGGTGCTCCGTGTGGATGATCGTGTGATCCTTTTTTTACACTGTAGTCAGCAGCACCTTTGACGTATTTAGCTGCACCTTCTGTTTTTTGATTGTTTTTTAGCTCACCAGCTGCTGCAGTTGAGCTTTTGCCACCGCCATCTTGGTTTGTTTTCATTTCTTTTGCCATTATATAATTTTTTTACTTATTTTTTTTTCTGCGGCGTAAGCGGGTTTTTCCCACGGGCCTTTACCTTTTTGCATTACTGAATAATCAAATATTTTTCCTTTAAAATCAACATAACCTTTGCCAGCGCCATTAACCTCGTAATCTAGTTCACCGTTTTTATATTGATCTATGTGAACTTTTTCATGAGCTATTGTTTTTGCTTTTTCTACTGGATTTTTTAAATCTTTATTTAAAACTATAACACCATTTTTAGGTGTTCTAGCAAACACAGGGTCTTCACCCATGTCTCTTTCAAATATAGAAGTACTTAAATCACTTAGATCAAACGGTGGGTTTATTTTAAAAGCCATGTTATTTTTTATAAGGAAATTTTTCATTAAACCACGATTGCCTTTGTTCACAACCACAGGGAAAATTAAGACCATCAGACATTTTATCTACAATGGTCTTAATACCTGTTTTTTTAGTGAACTTAGCAATACTGTCGCCTAATCCTCTAGATTGCATTTATACTATACTTGATCGTTTGTTGCAACGTTCCAAGAATGCCAGTACATTTGTAATGGAGTTCCAGCTTCATCTTTTCCTAATTGAGCTGTAGCAGCTACACCACCTGGGTTAGCAGTCATAGCTTTTATAATAGCTTGATCAGGAGCAGCTGAACCATTAGTAATTGTTGGTGCAGAAGATAAAGAACTTTTAGATGTTGAAACTTCTAAAGATACAATTCTACCAGAAATACCCGCGCTAGCAGAGTCCACACCGAAAGCACCAGATGGTGATCTTAGTACGATACTTACTGTTTGTCCAGCGTAAGAAATGTCTGAAATGTTATCCACGTCTAATAAGTGAACTTTTTGACTAGCAGGAGTACTGCTGTCTACGATGTTAAATTTAATAAATTTAGCCATAATTTTTGTTTTGTTTTGTTAATGTTAATGTGTTTGTTTTATGTGATTTATCAGTTTACTCTGTTTGTTTTAATGATGTTTTTCGTCGTACTTTAAATCGCCTGCTAGTTTTGATATATGTTTTTCATCTGCAGTCATATCTATGTCACTGTGACCATGTTTATTATCATAGTCTACGTCTTCTTTTAAATATTTCATATGAGCTTCGTCGTCTCTTCTAGTAGCATCTAAGTTACTTTTAGTAACTTTAGAATGTTTAGGGTGATTACCCGAGTAATGTCCTGTGTATCCTTTTTTTGATTCCATATCTTATTTTCCTATTATAAAGTCACTTACTGTTACACCGGTACCTGCTACAGCTGTAACATAATCAACAGCCACTGGAAGTATTGACCCAGATTGTAAACCTTCAAAAGTTATTGCTTGTCCAACAGTTGGTTTTCCACCGCCTGGGTTAGCCGCTACTACACCTGGTAGTATTACGCTTATTGATGCATCTGCTGGCATTACACCACAATATATTACAGATGAATTTAGGTTAGTACCTAATGTCCCGCTTTGGTTTTCAAATTCCCAAGCTGGTCTAACGTCAATACTAGCTATCATAGCTGCCGTTAAAGGCATAGCTTGACTTATAGTAGAGTCTTGTGTTTTAAATAATCCCATTTTTTTGTCTTTTAATATTTTTTACCTTGAGCGCACATTACTGCATTTATACCTTTGTAAGGTAAATCTGCTTTTAGTATTTGCATCCCTGTTATTCCTGAGCTATTACCTTTTCCGTGAGCTCTACCTGTTTGATCTAATGGCCCATCCCATATAGCGCTTTCACCTACAACACCATGAGCGTTTTTAGATGCCATTACTTCATTGTAATTTGGATCTGTTTTATGCATAATTTTTATATTATTTGTTTAGTTGGATTATATGTTGAATCTTCTTGTCTTTGAGGATTGAATCCATTTGTTATTTCTTCTTCTGGTCTTGAAAAACCTTTTGGATTAATAGGGCTTGAAGGCATTTGTGATTGGCCCATCATGTTGCTTGTTGATTGTGCTCTAACTTCATCAGCTGATTGAGCGTCCACACCCATAGGGTCTGAAAAATAAGATAAGTCGCTTACGTTAGTTCCAGTACCAACTACGTTGCCACCATTACTAGGTACATTGCTAGCTGGTGGTAAATTTGCAGAACTCAAACCTCCTTGGGCTTGGGCTATTATTTGTGCTAAATTTCCTATCATATCATATCTTTGTTTACGTCTATTATTGACTTAGTTAAAACCTTATCCATATAAGATTTACCCTCAATTATTTTATTTCTTCTAATACTAGTAGGTATTTTTTCTTTACCTAGCATTATCTTATATATTCTATTTATTAATTGCTTACCTTTAAATGAAACTTTATATATATTATAGGTTTGCGTTGTTCTGTTTCTTTTTCTCCAAACTACAACCCAGTCTTCTTTTATTAACCTAGCCCATCTCCTGTTGTCCCAACTATAAGAGTACACACCTGCTTCAAAGTCTTTTTTTGTAAACAGGTCTATACAATCTAAGTATATTAATAGCTCTAAATCAGCTTCACGTAGGTTATTGTTTTTACAAGCCCATTTACGTATTATACGATAATGTTTTAACAGAGCGAGATCTTTTAAGTCTCCTGCGTCTAGCTTTTTCATAAAACAACAACCACATCTTGTGTTTTTATTACGTGATATGATTTATTTTTAATTTCTATTTTGTGTCCAGCATGTCTATCATAGTATATTAGATCATCTTTTTTTAAACCTAATACTTCATCTCCAACTTCTATTACGCTTGCTCTAACGTACCTTATATCATCTCTATGTAACTCTGCTAATAATAAACCACCTTTTGTTTCAGTAGTTCCTTCCTCTATTTTTTGTATTATTAAGTTTCTACCTATTGCTTTCATCTATCCTCATGTTATTAATTACACAATCAGTTGAAAGTATCGTAGTAGCTACAGAAGCTGCGTTTATTAAAGCGCTTTTTGTTACCAGTAGTGGATCTATAATACCTGACTTAACCATATTTACCATATTTCCTGTAACTACATCTAATCCTTTACCTTCTCCAGACTGTATGTCTTTTGATTGTTTAGACGTTAAAACTATACCGGCATTACTTAACAAAGTGTTAAACGGTGCTTTAATAGACTCAAATAATATTTCCTCACCTTTGTCTTTAGGTTTTAAAACATTAGAAGCATTTAATAAAGCAATTCCACCGCCTGGTACAATACCTTCTTTAATAGCAGCTTTAGTAGCACAAATAGCATCTTCTACTCTATCGCTTTTTTCTTTTAACTCTATATCAGAATTAGCACCAATTTTTACTATAGCAACTTTAGCACTTAATCTAGCTAGTCTTTTTTCTAGACCAATTTGAATATGAGCTTTATTTTTTTTCTTTAAATCTTTTTTGATTTTTTTAATTATATCTTCAACTTCTTCAGATGTTTCTTCTATTTGTATTATAGTACCATCTTGTGTTGATGTTGATTTAACACAATTACCTAAGTAATTTACTTGTATTGTATTTAAATCGTCACCTAGATCTTCGTTTATAATTGTTGCTCCAGTCAATAAAGATAAATCACTAAATATTTCTTTTCTTCTTAATCCAAAAGCAGGTGGTTCTATAACGTTTATTTTTATATTACCTTTTTTCTTGTTCATTACAAGTGCTGATAAAACACCAGCTTCTACTTCTCCAATAATTAATAAAGCTTTATTACCTTTTATAACATGCTCTAACACTGGTTGTATTTGTCTTATTGAATCTATTTTAGAATCCATAAGTAAAACTAAAGCATTGTCTAGTTCTGCTATACTTTTTTCTTTATCAGTTATAAATTCACCGTGTGAAAAACCTTTTTCGTATTCAACACCTTCTACAATCTCAACCTCTGTTGTACCACCTTCGGATGGTTCCATTGTTACTATACCTGTTTCACCTACTGACCTAAAAGCATCGGCTATTAAAACACCTAACTCTTTATCATTGTTAGTAGATATAGTTGCAATATCATCTATCATCTTACCCTTAACAGGTATTGATATAGATTTTAAATATTCTATAACTTTTTTAACTCCTGACGAAATACCATTTCTAGTATCTCTATCACTGTTATCATTGTAAGCTGCTTGCATTATTGAATGAGCTAAAACCGTAGCAGTTGTTGTACCGTCTCCAGCTTCTCTAACTGTTTTTCTAGCTGCTTCTTTTAATAATGTTGCACCCATGTTTTCAACTGGATCCCTTAATATAACAGAATTAGCAACGGTTACACCGTCTTTTGTTATAATAGGATTACCAGAGTTATCTTCCATGATAACACATTTGCCGCTAGCCCCTAATGTGGAGCTAACAGCTTTTGTGAGTTTTTCTATTCCTTTAAACACCTTATGTTTAGCTTCGTTTCCAAAGCTAAGGTTTTTGACAATTCCGTCCATATTTGATTTAATTAAATTTGATTGTATTTGGTTTACTTAAAGGTTTTCACTACTTTTGGTCCATTGATAAATTCAAGTTTTTTCTTGTAGTGTTCAATAGTTTTATCTATTGAGGTTTCGGCGGCTTCCATGGTTTCCCTTCTGGTTACGTCGATCCATTTTTCACAACATAAATCCTTTTTAGGATTACAGTCACAATCTGGATGCTTATACTCTGTTTGATAATAACCGTTTAGCAATTGTACTATACGCCAATTTGCTTTTTTAGCAATATGGTTCCATAGTTTTACTTGGTTATCGTCTTGTTGTGGTTGACTACTCCACGAATTAGTCTGGTAAAATAGTGTCATTGGTTTTGGTTTTTAATTATACACTGGTTATATGCGTTATGCATATTTGTATTATTACTTGTTTTAAGTGAAATTTACCTATTTTTCTTCTTCCTCTTCTACTGGTGGTACCGGTGGAGTTGGATTTTGCCATGTAAAGTATAAGTCTTCGTTTACTGGTGTAATTTCAGATTGAATAGTTGCAGCTATGCTAGCTTGCATTGCAGGCACATCTAATGAACCTTCTAACCATCCGATAACTACATTTTCAAAAGCTTCTGTATCTTCGTAAGGTACAAAAGGATCTCCAGATACATACGTGTAGCTTTGCGTTCCAATATTGCTAGACGAATAAGTTTTGCCTCCAGATTCTTCAGAACCTGAATATCTGTAATGTACTGTGTAGATTACGTTGTCTTGCCCATCCGCTTGGATGTGAGCATTCATTTGTGGGATATCCCATTTGTAAGTAATTGCCATTGTTTTTATTTATTTATTTATTTATTTATTATGGAGGACTACATAGTCCGGTACTGGTAATTTCCCCTGCACTTCCTGTCCCGTTAAAACCTAAATATAATCCAAAAGAATAATTAGTCTTCATCCATGCAGGCCCGAATGTGCTTGTTCCTGTTGCATTGGTATATACTATATCACCCACTACAGGGGTTGAGTTTGAGCCATTATGCCAATAAGAAGTTCCTGTTGTTTGCGTACAAAGAAACTTAAAATCGTTTTGCCCACTACTTCCGCTAAAAGGTGTTAAAGCATTTTGTGATCCATAGTTTCTAAAATTAAGCAGTTGATTTTGGCTGCCTTCATATGATGGATCAAAGTAATTAGCATTAGCATCATTAAAGCATCCAACTAAATTATCGTCATTATCAATTTCATCAACAACGTTTTGTAACGTAAATGTAGTAGTATCTGGTACGCCCATTATAATCCTGCTTTTTCTAACCTTGCTTCTAACTCAGCAATTTTAGCTATTAGTAAATCTATATAAGCTACAGACTTTAAACCTTCTTTATCTGTTCTTACAAACTCCGGATGTTTCTTTTCTAGCTCTTGAGCTATAACGCCAGATCGTTTTACTCCTGGTTCAGATTTTAATTCAAAGTTTTTCCAGTTAACATCAATATGTTTATTACTTATATCTTTTATATTTTCTTTTAATGCTTCATCGGAAGACAATATAAAGTTAGTGGCAGTTACAGTGCTAACAAAAGTTGTTGCTCCAGTTCCTAATATAGTTACTCTATCTGCGTGTGTTCCACTATTGGTTGTTTGTATTACTAATTTTGATGTTCTTGTAGCATCTGTATTTGTTGTCCAACTTGTATAAACAGCACCTTGTATTCTTCCCGTAGTGTATTCACCACCACCACCAGCGCCGGTTTTAGCTCTAAAGTAAATACCCGTTCCTGTTCCAGAAGAACCAGAAACACCATCACAAAACAAATTTAAAGCAGCTGTAAAATCTGAAATATTGTTTGCTTCATTAGTTTTTACATCTAAAGTGTTATTATACCCCTCAATTTCCGCTCCTTGAAGATCCCCTAGTTGTGCAGTTCCATCGCCAACGTGTAGTAATTTATCAGGTGAAGTGTTCCCAATACCGACGTTATCACAAGCAAAAGTTATATTATCTTCTGCCGAAATAGCCATATCGCCTGTGTTGTGATTATACCTAAAACCTGCAGCCGCAGCATTTGCTACATCTCCAAAAAATATTGTTCCTGTTTTAGAGTTACCAGAAGATATCGTCATGCCATTGTTTTCTGTTGACCTTAACCATAATTGACTTGCTTGACCATTAGCTGATGCTCCAGTTAAAGTTCCTATTGCAACCTTGTCATCAAAGTAAGATACACCACTCGAATTAACATCAAATATTGGTACACCTGATATATCCGCTACAGCAAATATGCTTCCGCTAAGATCATCTGTAACTGAGAATAACTGACCTTGCGATCCTGTTACATTAAATGCAGTTCCACCACTATGATATACTTCCAATTTAGCGGTAGGACTAGCTTCGCCAATACCAACATTACCACTATTTACAATAGTTAATCTACTAAGTGAATGTCTAGCATCATATATATCAAAAGATCCCTCAACACCTGCTGCTCTTGGGCGTAGTGCCCATCTATTTAGCGAAGGATTAAGATTATTAGCAGCGTTTAATGCAATTGAGCCTACAACTTTTAAAGTGCCGTCATTATAAGCAGTATCTGTTCCGCCAGCTACAACTAATTTCGAGCCAGGGTCAGTCGTGTTAATCCCGACGTTGCCAGATATACCATCAATTATCATTCTTGTTGTACCAGCTGCATATGCATTACCTCCTTTGGCGTTACTAGACGAAAAAGATAATGATTGTGCAACATCTCTAAATGGTGCTATTGCCCAATTTCTTCCATTTGCACTTGCTGCAATTGGATTTAAATGTAATGCTGGTGCCCTATTTATACCGGCTGGATCAGATTGTATTAGTATCCCATCTCCATTTCCTGGCGCAAAAACTTCTAATTTATTACTGGGCGAACTCGTCCCAATCCCCACGTCACCTGCCGAGCTTATTAACATACGCTCTCTAGAATATGTTAAGTCTTGGGCAGTGTCTTCATGAGTATAAAAACTTAAAGTAGTGCCCCAAGTAGTAGCCGAATTTTTTCTTTGGCCAGATATACCAGACCAATGAGATCCATTAGTACCAAACCAAAGACCAACACTTTCGTCACCATTTTGATTGGTTCGTATCTTTATGCCTTTCATGGTTGAACCATTAATGGCATTCCCACTAGCTATAGTAGCAGGAGTTTCTTCTAAAGCTAATTTGACATCAGGCAAAGTCGTCCCAATCCCTACGTTGCCAAAATTAGCCGCATTACCTATTGTTAATTTAGTAGTTGGTGCTGCATTACCTGAACCTAATTTAAAATTAATATAACCATTAGCACCATCATTTTGTATAATTAAACCTGCTACTTGCGATGAGCCATTTGAACTATTTATTGTAAAATTCTTTATATCATCAGCACCAGAAGTTTGTATTGTTACATTTCCAGAATTGTCTACACGCATTCTTTCTTTAGGCCCAGTACCATCACCTGTAGCTAAAACTATATCACCTTTTGTCCAATTTGTATCAGCGCCTGAAGCGGTTCTAACACCATATATAGCTGCATAAGCGTGATTATAAGAATTAGAAGCAGACTTTGCGCTAAACGCTATTATTGGAGATGGTGCTCCGTCACTTTTATCATTATTTGCCAACACTAGACCTGCTCCAGTGCCAGTTCCAATAGCAGGAGAATTATGCACTACCGCCACATTGGCTGACATATCAAAAGTAGAAGCTGTGCCATTTAAGTAACCTAAGTAAGATCCTGTTATTCCTAAATTAGTTTGTAATCTTGTTTGAGGACTTGTTACATTGATTCCAACGTTGCAATTGGCAAAATATGATTTATCTTTTGCAACCTGCAAAACTGTTGTGCCTTGGTTTACTGCGGCATTGCCGTATTGAAATACAGCAATGTTTTGGTCTGTTCCTGATTGTGCGTTTTGCACAAACAAAGCATTACCCGTGCTGTCTCTTGTTAGTAAACTATATTCTGAATTTGCCGCTGCTGTTCTAAAATATAACGCATTTACTGCACTTGAGAAATTACCATAAGTTGCTGTTATTCCTCCTGCAAAAGTCGCATTGTTTCCATTAATAGTAATTGGAGAATCACCTAGTGTATCACCATCTGGAGTCCACAAAGGAATTGTATTTAAAGTGCCTGATCCACCTGGTACACCTGGTATACCAGAACCTAATACCTTAACCACATTACCAGAAGCATCTGTACCTAGCATATAAGTTGGGGTGCCTGTTTGGTTTGTAGAGTCGTAAGCGTTGAATTTTATAGCCCCAGCGGAGCTAATACGCATTTTCTCTCCAATAGCCCCTGCATTATTAGTAAAAAACGTTAATCTTGAACTTCTTGTTGATGCGGTTCCACTCCAGCTTTGCTCAGGTTCTGCAATTATTCTTGCTAACCAATTATATTGATTTGCTACAAATTCATTTGTAAAATTAATAGCAACTTGAGAAGATCCTCCTATTGCATTATTCAATAAAGCTAAACCTTCTGCGCCTGATGCTTTTATAACTACTTTACCACCGTAAGCGCCACTTCCATAAGTTTGTATTGTGGGGTTTGTGTAATTGAATAAAGAATTTCCCGCTGAAGTAATACGCATCCTTTCAACAGCTCCAGTGGCAGCTACAACCCCAGTTGTCAAAAATCTAATGTTAGAACCTCCATTAGTTCCATCAGGAGATCCAGTGGCAACCATATCAAAAAATCTTGGATAAGGACCTAGTCCATCAGTTGCATAATTGTAATAACTATTAAAAAAAGATTGGT